CGGTTATGCAATGCAATCAGATGAATGAACTTCCTTCTATTGGGAAGAGAATGCATTTCGACTACCTGCGTCTGTCTGTGCGTCAGCGTAAGCGATACAGCAAGTGGTTGAAAGACGAAGAGAACGAGTTGTTGGATATGCTAAAACTTGCATATGATTATTCTCATATTCGAGCTAAGGAAGTACTACCTCTTTTGTCCAAAGAAGATATAGAACTACTCAGAAGTCAGACATTCAAAGGTGGCACTCAAAAGTAGCCATTTTCTACATATCTGTGCCTGGAATGAAAGGGTCAGATTATTATAGAAATGGTTTTACTATGGAACACACGGAAGATATTTTTGAAGGGTATGGAGTAGAAATCAGTTTAGCGCACGAGGATGACTTTCTTAAAGTCAAAGAAACTCTCACGCGCATTGGTGTCTCTTCTCGTGTAGAAAAAAAACTATATCAAAGCTGTCATATCTTGCATAAGCGGGGAAGGTATGTTATACTTCACTTCAAAGAGCTTTTAGCTCTTGATGGATTGGATACTGATACCAGCGAAAGCGATATCGGAAGACGAAATACTATAGTAAAACTTCTGACAGAATGGGGATTGCTCACCCCATTAACAGATAAATACAAAGACAATCAGTTGAGTATTGCACAGCTGAAAATCATTCCTTATAAGGAAAAAAAAGAATGGGAACTGATTCCCAAGTATCATATCGGAAAGTAATCTTTATATTATGCAAACTCAAGTGATAAGTTATTTTTGTGATGTAGACGACAGAACCTACTACAGCGACCATGCAAAGCGATTCATTGAAGAATGTACTCGCTTTTCTTTGCCATATGATGTGGTACATCTTGAGTCGCAAGGTACTTACCAAAACAATTGTCTAATTAAACCTAGCTTCATATTTTCAAAGCTAATGGAACACAAAAAACCACTAATGTGGGTAGATATCGATACTTACATATGCAAACCACCTGTTGCATTTGAGAACTTGAGCAACTTGGGTGTAAACATTGCGGTTGCATCTACCGATGTAAACAATTTAATAAAAATTAAAGCATCTCCTATTTGGTTCAATTATAATATTGAGACTTTACAATTTGTTAAAACATGGATAGATGAATGTCAAAAAGTCAAAACACTTAAAGGCAATATATTTGATCATGAAACTTTTTTGAACTGCTTAGGTAAGTATCTCAAAGAAAAGAAGATCGCTATTCTTGGAGAAGAATATTGCCAATGGCCTGGCGCTCAGACTTCTAATACAGTACTCATGATGGGATTATCTGATATGCCATCTAAGAAGGAAGTATTAAAAAATATGGGATACAACGATGAACTGATTGAATGGCAATCACCGGGTGATTCTTTCTTGCGAGTTAATTCATGAATGTTTTATATGGATTAGGATTTCCTTTTGAGCCTCAGCACTCTTCTTGCTCTACTCGTAAACCAAAGAATTTTCAATGGGAAATTCCACCACGCCAAAATTTAAATACATTAGTACTAATAGACAATGTAATACCATTGTACAAATGCATATCTGTTGATGTGAATAATCTATATGGCTGGGTGTGTGAGTCTCGTTCTATTGTTTCTGATACTTCAATATTTTTGGCTAAGAATTATAAAGAATTAGAGAACAAATTTAAACGCATATTTGTCTCCGATAAACAGTTAGTTAGTTTGTCTTCGGTGTTTCAATATTGCCCAGCTGGCAGTAATTTACCGTGGATACCTGAGAGTCAGTATTCAGTGTATCCCAAGACTAAGTTAGTAAGTATGGTTGCGTCTGCTAAAAGAATTACTAAAGGACATATGATTCGTCGTGGATATGCAGAACGATTTAAAGATCATCTAGATCTATTCGGTGGAGCTTGTGGTTCTCCTCGTCTCCCCGATACAGATCCAACTCAACCTTGGATGAGTAAGATGTATGGTCTTAAGGATTATATGTTCTCTGTTGTTGTAGAGAATGACTTCTACGACAACTACTACACAGAGAAGATAACTGACTGTTTTGCGACCGGAACTATTCCTGTATATTTGGGAAGTCCTAATATTGGTGATGTTTTTAATATAGATGGTATTATAGTTTTAGATTCACAATTTAATATTAATAGCTTGACTGCCGAACTATATCAGTCTAAACTAAACGCAGTTCATGATAATTTGAATCGAGTTATGAACTTAGAAATGTCAGATGATACTTTGTGGAGACTAATGCAATGAAATTTTTAACTCAACTTAATTCTGGATGTTTAGAAATATGTAAGAATATGTTAAAATCTGCCAAAATTGTCGGACTCAATACTGATGATTTTATCATTGCGTGTCTGGACAAAGATTCATATGAGGGATTAAAAAATTATCCCGGTGCATTTTTATATGGAGATTATGAAAACAATAATCTAACTGGATATCAGGATTGGTCGTTTGATCCTACTAGTAATTTTAGAAAAATTGTTAAATCAAAATGGAAACTTATTTCCCAGATTCACGAACAGCATAAATCACTATGCTGGGTTGATACTGACATTGTTTTTATACAAAACCCAATGAAATTCATTGAGAACAGTGATAAAACATTATTCCAATGTGATATTCCAGGTTCTATTATTTGTTCTGGATTTATGGTATTTAATAATACAGCAGCTAGCGAATCTATAGTTCGTATTTGTGGAAGCAATGTAGAAGAAGATGATCAAATTTTAATTAATAATATTATTCAAAGCACACCAGAATATGCAAAAGAATGTGCATTATTAAACCAAAAAGTATTTCCAAATGGGTATGTGTATTACACTTTGGGAGAGAAACTAAATGCAGTTATAGTTCATAATAACCATATGGTTGGTATTGATACTAAAATAAACAAGTTTAAACAGGAAAATCTATGGTTTATTTAAATAATGATAACTTACGACCAACTGCAACATATCCAATCTACCCACCATATCACACAGGAAAGTATCTCGAAGAATATTTTTTCGATTGGTTTGGTAAAAATAAGGTAGATACTGATCGAAACTATCTGGATGTTTTTTGGACTAACATTTACTGCAATGCAGCAAATGGAAATATGCCATTAGTTAACATTCAAACTGAGATTAATGATGTAGATAAGAGCGGTAAGTATTTTACAGTTTGCCAGCATGATGATGGTCCTATGGAGCAGCTTCCAAAAGATACTTTAATATTTTCTGCTGGGGGTAATAGAACCGCAGGGAATATTATACCAATTCCACTTATCTGTTCACCCTTTGGTTATATTGTAAATGATAGAAAAGAAATCTTCTGTTCGTTTGCTGGTTCTCTTACTCACCCACTCAGAAACGCAACAATACAAAAATGGGCTTCTGATCCTGATTTTGTTGTTCTTGCTCAAAATTGGATGGCAACAGTTCCGCAAAAGAATTTGACACTGTTTAAAACTCTGTGTTCTAAAAGTAAATTTACTTTATGCCCCAGAGGTTATGGTAAAACAAGTTTCAGATTATATGAAGCAATGCAACTTGGTTCTGTTCCAGTTTACATTTCTGATGAACATTATTTACCTTGGACAGATGAATTAGATTGGGATCAGTTCTGTGTCATAATAAAACCAGAACAAATAGAAAATTTAAAAGATATTTTAGAGAGTTATACTAATTCTAGTATTAATAAAATGGTTAAGACAGCTCAAAAACTATATTCCGAGTATTTTTCATTAGAAGGAGTGGCAAAACAAATTGCTGCACGACTACTGTGAAAGTAAAAATTCATACTTTATTTTGGGATAATGATAATTATGACTATTAATATCAAAACGGTGATTCTTCATTGTAAGAAACTAAAAGAACGAAAAGAAAATATTATAAACCAAATGAATAAGTTTGGTTTTTCTAATTATTCATTTTACGAAGAATATGATGCAATAGAATTAACTGAAAACCTTATCAATTCGTTATACGAACCCAAGATACTGAACCCTAAAAAATGGCAAGATAAAGTTTTATTATGGGGTCAAGCAGCTTTGCATTATCATGCTCCATTTTTAAATCCAGCAGAGATATCTCTTACAATTAAATTTGGTAAAGTCTTTCAGGAATTATCAAAACAAGAGTTTGATCATTGTATTTTGTTTGAAGATGATGTAATTCTTTGTGAAGAATTTGATACTAAGTTGTATGAATATCTTACAAAAACTCCTAATGATTGGGATGCTATTTATTTCGGAAGTGGTGCAAATCTAAAACCATCAGAAATTAATAATAACCAGATTGCTTATTTAAAATCTCATCCAGCATCAAGATGTGCGGATTCTATTCTTTTGAAAAAGAAAACAATCGAAGACTTATCATCGACATGGTTTCCTTTTAACATAATTTCTGATTGGGAGATTGGATATCAACATCGCAACCATAATCATAAAGTTTATTGGTGGGAACCGTCTTTGGTCACACAAGGATCTGAATGTGGATTATACAGGAGCACACTTCGATGAATATAAATTAACATATGAAATAGATAGTGATGTAGATACAATTGGTGGTGATGGTTTATTAATATTTAGGAGATAAAATGAAAACAGTAGCATTCTACCAACCATTTTTAAACGAACGCGGAACAAGTGTTGCCATGTTTGATTATGCATATTTTAATCAAACATTATTGGGAAATAAATCTTTGTTTATTTATGATTCTTTGGATAATAGAAATGAAAAAAATGGTTTGAAAAGATTCAAAGATAATTTTGAAGTTTATGACTTTGAATGTGGAGATTGCTCTACCGATAGAAGAATACAACTTATTGACAAAATTGTTACAAACACCAACACGAATTATGTTTATATGTCTAAATTGGGAATTAATGATGGTGTTGTTTCTAAAAAAGCCAAAACTTTAATTCATATTATGGGTATGATAAAACCAGATCAGGCACATGGTGACGTTTATGCATATGTGTCTTATTTTTCAGCAAATGCGTGTAGTGAAGGAAAATACCCAACAGTTCCATTTATGGTTAATCTTCCAGATGAAAAAAATAATATGAGAATAAAATTAGGAATACCAAATGATGCAATTGTTATTGGCAGACATGGTGGTATTGATACTTTTGATATGCCTTGGGTGTGTGAGGTAATAAAAACTGCACTTTTGCACAGACCTAATCTTTATTTTGTGTTTCTAAATACCCCAAGGTTTATAGAACATCAACGAGTTATATTTTTAGACACAATTGTCGATTTAAATGAAAAGGTAAAATTCATAAACACATGTGATGCAATGTTGCATGTTAGGTTTATTGGTGAAACCTTTGGTATGGCATGTGCTGAATTCTCGTCATTAGATAAACCAGTAATAACTTGGTTTGGCTCTAGGGAAAGAAATCATATTGAAATACTTGGAGATAAAGGCATATATTACAGCACACCCCAAGATCTGTATAATATACTTATAAATTTTGTTCCCAATAATAATATTGATTGGAACTGTTATCGTGATTATAATCCAGATAAAATAATGAAAATTTTTGAAAAAGTGTATCTTCGTTAAAAAAATATTGTATAAATAATATTACAAAGGAATTCTTTATTATGGAAAAAATAGTAATTACAGGTGGTTTAGGTTATATTGGCAGTGAACTTTGCAAATTATATTCCGGTGAAACCAGATTTAAAAATATCACCGTTATAGATCAAAGATTTTGTTCGGAAAAGGTAAAACAACTTAGAGACTGGGGAATTAATTTCTTCCAAGCATGTATATCCGACGAAGTATCTCTTAAAAAGCATTTGAGCGATGCTGATGTAGTTATTCATCTTGCCGGAATAACTGATGTTGCTTATGTTAAAACACAAGAAAATAAAGAACAAGATGAATTAATTAGAAAAACAGGAGTAGATGGAACTGTTAATATAATAAAGAACATTAAGGATTCTTGTAAAATTATTTTTCCATCCACACATGTTGTATATGAAGGATTCCCGGAAACAAAAACGGATATAGATGAGTCTGAACCACCAACACCAGTATTGACATATTCAACTGTAAAATTTCAATCGGAGAAAGATCTGATTGCTAGTGGTAAAAATTATGTAATACTTCGTCTTGGTTCTGTTTATGGGTATTCAACCGATAGTACTCGTATTGGAATTATGCCTAATTTATTTTCTAAAATTGCATCTCAGAATGCAACTATTAAATTATTTTCTGGCGGAGTTCAACTAAAGAGTTTGGTTCCAGTAGTTGATGTTGCCAGATTTATGAAATTCGTCGCAGATACTTCAACAATAAACAAAGAAGTATTCCATGTTGCAAAAGAAATAATGACCGTAAAGGAAGTTGCTAATTTGTGTAAAACATTCAATCCATCTTTGAATATTATTGAAACTAACGATGAAATACCAAATTTAGGATATACGATTTCTAATAAAAAACTACTTTCTACTGGTTTTAAATTTCAATATTCAATCGAAAAATGCATCAAAGAGATGATTGAAAATTGGTCAAAGAAAACCATAAAATCTGATTTAGAATATATTGATCGTGGTGGAAAGGAATATGTTGATTCTCGTGGAAAGATTGTTAATTATGAATTAACAGAACCTATTAATTTGATTGGCTATATTGAGTCTAAAGAAGGAACAGTACGAGCAAATCATTATCATCCCATTCAAGAACAAAAATGTCTATTAATTAAAGGACAATACATTAGCGTAATTAAAGATCTTTCTGTTCCGAATGCACCAATAGAGACTAGAGTAATTAATGTTGGTGACATCGCAATTATTAAACCAAATGTTGCTCATGCTATGGTCTTTACGCAAGATTCTGTGTTCTTGAATTTGGTTCGTGGGGAAAGAGAACACGAAAACTATGGTGTCACTCATACTTTACCATACATTCTTGTGGACGAAAATATGAGAGACAATCTGCT